AAACAGGCACCATTACTAGAATTCCTTCTCAAAGTGGTGTATTTGACTGTAATGTTGATGTACCTCCTTTTAATGATGACTATCAAACTTCAGCTTGGTTTTTTGATGAATTGGAGTTAGTTAATGAATGAATATCGAAGTAGGTGTAATCTCAAAAATAAAGACTAAAGAAGATTATCTAAAGGTACTCAATGAAAAAGTATCTAAAGATTTCTTCGAAAAACACTCTGATGTTTTTCAGGCTATCAGTGAACACTTTAGTAAGTATAAGGCTGTACCAGAAAAAGAGACATTAGAGAGAGTCTTTCCTAACTTTGATTTTTATGAAGGCGAAGAACCACTTCAGTTCTTTATTGATAAGCTAAAAGAGCAATACAAGAAAAAGCTGCTCAATACTTCGTTACCAACTGTTGCAGAATTATTGACAACCGATGTTAATGAGGCAGAAAAGCAATTACAAAAAGTACTCACTCAGCTAAAGACTAATGTAAAAACAGGCAATACTCTTGACGCAAGAAATAGCGCCGAGATAATGAAGTTAGCCTACCAACAGAGAGAAGCTGGTTTAGGTGTAGATGGGTATACAACATCTTGGCCTTATTTGGATACAATAACTTGTGGTTATCATGGTGGAGAATTGATTATCCTTATGGGTAAAGCTAAGATGGGGAAAAGCTGGTTACTTACTTGGCAAATGCACCATATTTGGAAAGAGCATAATGTACCATGCCTTTACATCACTAAGGAAATGAGTCCAAAAGCTATCCGTTGGCGATTTGATGCCATAGATAATGGCCTTTCTTTTGAAGATATTAGACGAGCAAGTATGACTATAGAACAGAAGAAGAAGTATTACTCTAGGCTAGATGAAATTGATGCTAAGATTGATGCTAATGAGTACGCCAATTTTGGTATTCATGGATTTGATTTAACTGATGGAATATCAGGAGTATCTTCTATCATTCCATATGTAGAAGAATACCTTGGGGATGGTGGAGTTTTATTTGTAGATGGTGTGTATCTTATTCCAGACGATAAAGGAGAAAGTGATTGGCGGGGGATAGTAAATGTTGCTACAGATTTAAAAATCTTATCCCAGACATATGATATTCCTGTAGTAGCAACTACTCAGCAATCAATGACAGATAAATCTGACATTCCAAGCCTTGAAAATGCTGCTTATGGTAAGTATATTGTTCAATATGCAGATTTGATTCTAGCTAATGCCAGAAGTGATATTGATAGAGAAGCGAATAGGGCTAATATTTATGTCCTAGGACAGAGAGAAGGCGATATTGGACATTTCCCAATTAATTTTTACTTCGACCCTATAAACTTTACACAGTCATATGATAATACTATCAATGACAATGATGACGATGACGAAGAGGAAATCTATCATGTATGATAAGTATTACCCACCTATAGAGTATGATTATTCTTACACAAAAACATATACTTCGCCAAAAAGTTCTAAGGAATTATTGTTTTTGGGGATTCTTATACCAATATTGTTTTTAATTTGGAGGTTAACAAGGTGAAAAAATTTAAATGCAGTGTGCATGAAATGTCTCTTTATGTAATTTCTATTTTTTTATTCGGGATTCTCGTTGCTAAATTAGTAGGTGTTTGGGGCTTGGCAGAAAATAGAGCAATTCAAATTATGGCTATTGTGCAGGTAATGATTTTATTTGTGCTAGCTTGGATATCTGGGTGGATGCATAAGCGTAATGACGATTGATGAATTTGCACAAGAACTAAACCTTAAGAGAGTAAAGATAAGAGGGCATGAGATTCATGCCTCTTGTCCTTTTACTGAAAGACATTTAAGTGGTAGTGATACGCATCCTAGCTTTTCTATAAATATAGACAAGGGTGTGTACAATTGTTTTTCTTGCGGCAGTAAAGGAACTCTTGAAGAGTTAGTTTCTAAGGTTAAAAACATTTCTATCTCTGATGCCTTAACTTATCTAGAAAAGATTGGCTTTAGCAAGCTAGACAGAATATTAAATAGACCTAAAGAAGAAGAAAGACCAGAAATAATACCAGAAGGCTTACTTCTGTATTATGATAAGGTTGAAGATGAATTCGCAGAACTTTATCGTGGAGAAATTGACGGGAATGAATGCCTTATTTATCCAGTAAGAAATGTTGATGGAAGTCTTGTTGGTGGCATAGCGAGAAGTACACAGGGAAGGTGGCATAAGGTTCTCTGGAATATGCCTAAAAAGCTATACTTTTATGGGGAGAATCTTGTTGAAAAGGAACAACCCATAGTTATAGTCGAAGGCCCAGGTGATGTAATTTCTCTGCGAAAAAGTGGCATAAAAAATGTGTTGGGTTTAATGGGTGTTTCTATCTCTGACGAGCAAATAGAAAAGTTACTCTTCCTATCCAGCGAGTTTGTGGTATGGTTAGACCGCGATAAGGCAGGCTCTAAGGGCTTGCAAGCTATCTGGACAAAGCTAGATAATCGTGCTACTGTTAGATATGTTGACCCGTTCAGGGCGCTCTCAAAGGACGAAAAAGACCCTAGGGATGTATATGAAAAGTATGGCCCAGAAAAAATAAAGAAAGTGATAAGCGAAGCAAAGACATTCTTTGAACATGTATTGGAGGATAATAGAAACTAATGATTAGCCCAAACGTTATTATAGGACTTGCTATTTTAAATCTTCTAGTAGGAGCTTATGATTTGCCATTAGGCATAGTTGGAATTGCTATTGGACATATATATTTAGGTCTTATCCTAGTAATACTGGGAGTAATTAATTTTTATTTATCATTTAAGTTGTTTAATCTTTGGCGGGGAAAAACATGAAACAATATCATAAAATACAAAGTATATTTAAGCGTGACCAGAAAGGTAAGATGCTATTTGATGAGTACTCATTACCTGAGTTTGAATACCTAAAAGACAATACTTGGACCTTTACTGAAAAAGTAGACGGTACTAACATCAGAGTAATGTATAAAGGCAATGAAGCATTTGGTGATGATTTAACTTTTGGTGGAAAAACAGATAATGCCCAGATTCCAGCGCCGCTAGTAAATAAACTCAATGACTTGTTCCATATAGACGCATTTAGAGATATTTTTCCATCAGATAATAATGATGCACCAGAAGAAAGAGAAATATGTCTCTATGGAGAAGGCTTTGGTGCTAAGATTCAAAAAGGTGGCGGGAATTATATCCCTGATGGGGTTGACTTTGTTCTGTTTGATGTTAACATAGACGGATGGTGGCTTAAAAGAAAAGACGTTGAAGAGATAGCTGCCCTACTTGGTATTATGGTCGTACCAATAATAGGTGAAGGCAATCTTGAGAGTATGGTTTCATTCTGTAGAAATGGTTTTAAATCACAATGGGGAGATTTTATTGCCGAAGGTATTGTAGCTAAACCTAAAGTAGAGCTTCAAACTAGAGCAGGCAGTAGAGTTATTACCAAGTTAAAATACAAAGATTTTGAGAGGTAATAATGGATAAGCAAAGAAGCTCAATGATAAATGACCTATTAAGTCTTGTAGATAATTGGCCTTCAAAAGATTTAATTGCATATGTAAAAAGCAATCTATATTATTATTACGATACTTTATCTTTTGAAGACCTTGAGGAAGAGTATACAGAATTCTGCTGTAAAGAAGAATATCCTGAAACTTTTCCAGAAGGTTATAAAGAGCCATGAAAGACTATGACATTCCAGAAGAAGTTATTGCATTAAAAGCTATTATAGTAAGAATATCGGGCGGTAGATATGGTAATTTGGAAATATGAAATACCAATAAGAGATTTATTTGAAATTGAAATGCCAGATAGTGCTGAAGTATTGTGTGTCCAAATGCAAAAAGAAACACCTTGCATTTGGGTAATGATTCCTGAAAAGCTAGAAAAGAACACAAAAAGAAGTTTTGCCATTGTAGGAACAGGGCAATCTTTTAATGACGCTAATTATTTTTATGTAGGGACTTTTCAACAATACAAAGGAGAATTAATTTGGCATCTATTTGAAAGATTTTCTGATAGAGTAGAACAAATTCTTGAGGATTCTTATGAGGCGCTAAACTTCTAGTAAGGTAAATATCTATGTCAGTATTTCTAATGAAGGGACCATATATAGGAAAAGATGGTAGAAGATATTGTATTTGCGAGATTGATGGGAAACGAAGAAAGACTAGCTATGCTAGATATTCCCTTATGAAATCTGGTGTTGAAGTTAAAGACTATCATCAAGTGCATCATAAAGACGGAAATAAGTTAAACGATAGCCCAAGTAATTTAATGCCTCTAAGACCTTTTAGGCATAAAGAAAAACATGAAAGGAACATAAAATGGGTAAGAAGAAATTCGTCGGAGTTCAATTTGTAGAGACAGTTAGGGATGGTAAACGTACATTTGCATTTGGAATTTATCAAGACGGCAAAGTAGGTAGAGTTCCCTTTTCTGGACTAGCTGAGAAGAACCCAGAAGATAAAGACAACCCAACTAGAGGTAGGAATCTAGCTATTGGTCGTGCGCTAGAAAATCTTGGTAAAGAGATTGAGAAGCGTGAATGGAAAAAACTACAAAGAAAAGGTACGGAAACAGAAAGTAAACCTCTTAGTGCTGCTGAGATTAAAAAACTAAAGAGTACTCCTGAAGCTGTTGCTCTTAGGAAAAAGAGGGCTGCTAAAAAAGCTAAAAAAGCGCAGAAATAATCTGCGCTTATGGCTACTTGGAAGTGTAAATACTTTGCCATGAAAGAAGAACCTTATATGATGGGGAAGTATGTACAAAACTGTGGATTGTGTATTAACTGGACTGGTGATAAATGCATCCACGAAAATTGGATAAAAGAATTGGGTGA